TCACAATACAACATCATTTCCCATAAATTATTATGCTGAATTTCATGAATTTTGGTCAGACATTCTTTGGGAAGTTTCCCATAAGCACCCTTGGTTTGAAATAGATCAGTGGTTCTTTATGAACCCAATCACAGAGTATGATTTTGATTCAGAGTGTGAGGGATTGTACACATGTAGTTTCATATGGTGTGACTTCTTTGAAAGAGTGATACCATTGATGCGTGATGACAATTTCTCGTTTTTAGCAATAGACCCTGAACCAATTAGAGAGCATTTGAATAGCATGCTGGGTTACGTAGCACATGTGAGGCGAATGAAGCAAGTGCTTCAAGAATTGATAAGATCAAAGATGAAGTTGTTTGATCTTGCTCGCTTGGCGGTTAGCATCTTTGAGCCTGAATTACCAACATTCTTAGGCTATAGAGAGTCTGAATATGTCTCAGCCATCCGTAACCATTTGATGGACTATGACGTTGCAGGCTTTTGGGAAGAATTGCTAGGACCTTTGACACTTGATGTATATGGGCCCGGCTATTAGTACTGAAAGATGTAACGCTTCCCAGCGAGTAATTTCATATCAAGGAAAATATGACACGTAATCCAGATTTGAATGAAAATTCAGCTGAGCAGGCTATGCCTGTTGGGTTGAATAATGTAGGGGGTGTTGCACCCCAAGCAAGCTCGGCTATTGGTACTCCAGCTCCTCCACCTCAAACAATAGAAAGTGTGGGCTCTTCTCAGGCCTATACTTGTTTAAATCCATATGGACCAATTAATCGATTGAGTGAGGGTGCTATAGTGTTTGATATGCCTCAATTGGTTTATGGTCAATATTTGGATGTTGACCAACAGTTTGAAATCACTGATGATATGTCACCTGGTTCGGTTATTCTCCAAATACCTTACCATCCTATCAGTGATTATACCAATCCGTTTATCAAGCAGTATGCATCCTTTCACACTCGATATAATGGCGATATTTTATTTAGAATGCAGATGATAGGCAATGCTACATATTCAGGTACACTTATGTGGTTCTGGTATCCTACTAGATATCCTACATCAATAGTTTCATTTGCAGAGGCCCAAAAATATGAATACAAGTCTATGTCCGTGGTAATGCCATCAGTGGAAGCATTTGTTCACCGAGATGCTCGTCAGTATCAGTACTATCGAGAAATGTCGGATGGTGATGTTGCCAACAGACCACATTTAGTGCTATGTATCCATACAACAGTAGTTTCACCATTGCGAGAGGGAATTAAAGTAAGAATGCGTATTGGCTCAAAGCTTGCTTCGAGAACTGACGCTATGATTGCTGGCGTTCCCGTTCAACCTTTCTGTCTTGCTAATCCAGTGTTGGATCAAGTAAACCCGGATAATAAGGTGAGGACCATTGACAATTTAACTATTGGACAGGTCTTTCCTTATTATAGTAAAAGAACTTTGTACGGGATTATAGATGGAAGTACTGTGTTGCCCAGTGTATCTTATACGGATGCAGTTGGGAAAATCATAGACTTTTCATTAAATATGCCAGCACCTGGATTATTTGGTGGTGATTTTCCACAAACACAATACAAGAGATTGTTTTCATCCAATACCACATATTCAGTGACTGGAGTAAATAAATGCAGAATGGTTGTAGTGTTGCATCAGTTGGAGCCCAGTGTGGCTAAACAGATAGCAACAGACACTTCATTTACTTCCATACCAGAGGATGAAGCAAAGTGGTTGTCTTTATTCAAGAGTGCAGAAGCCATTCAAAAGTATGTGACGGTTGATGTTATTCGGGAGCAAGATGCAGTGGTAGAATTGTGGCAAAATCCGGATGAGACTGACACTGTTCTAAAAGTGATGTGTCAGCTCTCCATGGAAACGAGATTAGGGAAGATCTTAGCCCTAGCTTTGCAATTTGAGAGCAAAGAGAGGGATTTTGATGCTTCCAAGAAGATTGGTGTTCCCGATAGCGCATCTGGTCGGGCCCTAGAATTTCCACATCAACCCATTCTAGGCCCAGTTACACATACAGGGCAGTTAATCACCTTGCCAACACCATGGTTTGGCTTCAAAATGACGTCACTACCAACAACTATAGTGACTGGCAATGATGAGGTCGCTCCAACTTGTATCTCTGACCCCACTATATTGGAATACTTTAGATCTGTCACACAAAACACTACAATAGATCAAGCTTTCCAATTTGATTTGGTTGATCCCGTGTCAAAAGTAAGAATAATGACTCTTCGTTATTTACCGACTCTTAGTAATTTTGTTATCAACACCACTGACAATATAAAGTATAGAGAATATCAGGGCGATATAACAAAATTGACCTTTGCAAATTCTGGAAATATACCCTTGGCAACATCTATGCCATTGTCTGACACTTCTAATTGGCCAAAAAGATTCCCCACTAGCTCTACTTCCATCACTTCGACTGGTTCTTCAAGGAACTGGTTTAGAGCTAATGCTGCTGCCTATGCTGCTATGGTGGGAGAAATGGCGGAGGCAGGGGCAGTAGCAGGAGCCGAGACAGTATTTGGACCTGAATTTATTCAGGGACTTGAGGATGACATCTCAGCTACAACTGTAACAGGAGCAACTGATGAAATCAGTAGAACAGTTGTGCACCCTCAATATTTTGTCTCAAGTGAGGGAAAAACATGGCCTTCTGATACAATAGAATTCACAAATTCTGGATCATTTACAAATAGTGAAGGTAGAACATGGCCTGTGCAGAGCATGGGTCGAGGAAACCTGTATAGCAAAAGATCACATGGAACTATCACAGATAATATGTATACCTTCTCTCGTGGAGAGCAATACCAGATGATTGGCACTAGTGAGGGTACACAGGCTGGAACATCAGCAGCCACTACTGATAATACATATACACAAGT